TAAAGTTTAAATTTTATCTTACCCCTCTGAGGATGTTGTATTACACAAAACTCATTAATAAAGTATGAAGGATCTTTAGCACACTTTAAATAGTTTTGTTTTATTGCTTGTTTTAAATTACTCATTTTTTGGAATATCGTGTTCGTTATTAGCAAGGGCATTTGCCACAGTTTTGTCAAAAGCACCTTTACTATTATCTAATAATTTCATTTCAGATTCATATTCAGCAAGAACTGATTCCCATCTTTTTTCTTCTTGTCCTTTTACCCAATCTACCCATTTGGTTGTTCCATTTTTTCTATCTTCTTTTTTTAATTTCATTTCAAAGTCTATCTGACAATATTTACATTTTTGAAATCTATCATAAGTTTGTTGGTCAATTGTTTTAAGTATTAGTTTTTCACAATCATTACACTTATCAAATCCTCTTGGTGGGACTTTAGTGATTTGTTTTTTTTGTCCATTTTCAAATTTCCAACTACGACCACGAGCATCTGTCCACTCTTCACCCTCTTTTCGTTGTTGTATTGTTACTGGTTCATATCCAATCTGTATAGGACGATTGTAGACACCCTTTACCATTTTTTTAATTTGTTCTATTTTACTCATTATGTAACCCCTTATACTTGGTCTATTTTACCTTCTCTAGCATTATACCATTTTCTAAACTTTGCTGGTGTTCCTATGGTTATTTTATTTTCAGGAACATATTTTAACATTTCTTTTTTCCATTGACCAGGCTTTCCATATTGTTCCCATCCAGCTTTCTTTGTTTCTCTACTCAATACAAAAGCATCTATAACTTTAGTATCATATATAAGTATCTCATTCCACCAAGCAGATGGTTTGTCGGATGGTGTTCTAAGATTCTTCATTATAAGTTTTTTATTTTGTTTTAACCATTTGTTTTGCCAATCAAAAAATTCTTTGATAAATTTATTTACTAAAGGATTAGTTTCTTTTTCTACCATCTTTTTGTATCCATTATAATCCAGTTCTGAATCATCGGCTAACCACATTTTTTCATACTTTTTCTTTATGTCGTGCATGTCATCATAAAGTTTTTCTCGTTTTTTTGGAAGACCTGATTTATCATAAGCTTTCCTAAACATCTCTCTGTCACCCGTAACGAAATGTCCTTCAATCCATCTACGACCTGTTTTATCAGGCACAGTATCAAAGTCCATATATCTAGTTGCTAACAAAGTACCTTGTACATAAAATATAACACCACCTTGACCAGTCTGAATACCTTTACCTTTTGCTAGTGGTGAGTCGTTATTAGCACGAGTAAATGTTGATATGGATTTTTTCTTACCTAATATTTTTTTAAAAGATTTTATATTTTCTGGTGATGTAACATGAAATGAACTGATAGGTTGTTTACCAAACATCGATTCCATCTGTTTAGGATATAGAGCAACATAATTTCTACTTGATATCATATCAAAGGTTGCTTTCGTATGAGCTGGAAACCACATGGTTTTACCCTTATGGGTTAACCACTCTTCTGTTATTAAATCCTTTAATTTAACCATTAGAAGAACATCAAACCTGTTATTTGATTTATAGGAGCAAAAGCACCTGTAAATTTGTAAGTGTTTCCATTATACTTAAACACCAATCCTTCGGTTGGAACTATAGCATCAAACCCACCGATAGCATTTAATCTATCCAATTGTATTTTTAATCTATTTAATTTTTTTAAATCACCACCACTTTTAATAGTAGATATAGCAGACTTGAGTTTCTTTCTCATGTTCTGTACTGACTTTTTAGGATTGACAGCCAACCACCCATCCATGTTCTTCATTATCTCAGCACCAACTTCAAAAAATAGTGTCTCAAATGGTTTCATATTTTCTTTAACCATTCTTGCTTGGTCTAATTTATCTGTGGTCAAAGCCCAATCTAAAAACTTATCATTATCTATTGTTGCCTTCATATCTCTTATTGAAAATGATTTATCAAAAAATGCCCATCTTTTAGTAAGTCTTTGAAGAACTTTAGTTGGTATCTTATATTTATGTTGTTTTGCTGCGTTAAATATATACTCTTCCCAAAACCTCTGATGATATAATCCAAGTGTATCGTTATCCTTAAGAGCATACTGACTCTGTAACTTAGATAAACGGCCATGAAACTTTTTTTTCATCTTACCGAAGTCTTGGTGTTTAGGTACTTTAACAAAGTTAGGTTTAGATATCTTATAGTGTTTCTGTATATGTTGGTTGACTTGTTTTATCATACCTTGTAGCATTCTTGCACTATCCTTTGCCTGTCCGATTGGTCTACCACTATCATCGTACTCGATTGCCCCATGAAAAAGTAACTCTGTAATATCATAATTAATTACATTCTCACTCGCAGGCCACATGACTTCTAAACTCATAAACTTAGAACCATTACCAAATATTTTATCTTGTTGTTTCTTGGAAAGAGCACCAATAGCTTTTGATAAATCTCTCATAGCAAATACAAAAGCGTTTCGTATAGCACCTCTACCTTTAAATTTTCTCTCTACATCCTTGATAGATAATGCCGTCTCACCTTTGTTTTTAAGATGTCCTTTGTTACGAGCTGCGATAAGTTTACCATCCTTGTAACTTATCATCAAATTTTGACCATCGGTCTTCTCTGTAACATTATCCTCTCGGTCAAGTTTACCACTTAAACCTAACTCAATAATCTTTTTTAAATCTTTGAATGTTAACTCCTTATCATCAAACGGATGATTCATGTGTCCGTAAGCTCCTCCCATTAATAATAACTCCTTACCATTTCTTTCTTTATTACTTGTTAAAACCTCTTTTAAACTTGACATATACTTTTTAGCTGCCTTAGGTCCTTTGTTCTGTTGAACCCACCTAATCGCATTCGCAGTTGCAACTTGTTTTTTTCTTCCTTTTGGATTTGGATTTTTTACTGTTTGTGGTAATCCACTTGGTTTTTTATCTTGTTCTTTTTCTTTTTTCTTTTGTCTTTGTTTTTTAAATGCCCTAATAGCACCAAATCCAATACCTGCAGCAAATGTTCCTACATTACCAAGAACTTTTGTATATGGCATACTAAGACCAGTTGTTGCTCCTATAGCGGTAAGAACTAAAAACTTTGTTCCAAGTTCTCCACCAAATAAATCCGACATAGTATAATCACCAGCGGCAGCGGCTTCTGCGGCTGATGATAAATCTAAATCATATTCTGGATCTCCAACAAATGTCATCTTTGTCCAAGCATAAGTAATAGTTGCACCAGCTGCTACTCCCATAATTCTTTTTAGTTTTGGATGTTTTTGTAAAAACCCATCAACCTTTACCAATGCTTTATCTTTTTTATCTGCAAATTTTGTTTTATGTAAACCTTTAGCAATTTTATCTGGTACATAATTCATTACTTTTTGAAAAGTCTTAAAACCTTTTTTCGCAGAATCAAATACTTTATCAACACTAAAGTCATTTAGTTTAGCAATAGCAAAAGTATTTTTATTTTTCATTGTTCTGTCTACTTTATCTTGAGACAGACCTGATTTCTTTGACCAATCTTTTAGAAAGTTTTTAAATTTTACACTTTCATCTAAAGGTATAACTTCTCCTTCAATAATTAAATTATCATGAACCAACGATAAAACTTCTTTTACAATTTCGTACTCATCGTGTTGTTCGTTTCCTCTGTTTACATCAACCTCTTCTGGCTCTTCATCTTCAATCTTATCTAAGGTTTCTGGTGAATCATCAATGACAGAGTTTCTTTCTTTTTTCATATCATCGACATACTCATACTCTTGATTAGATAAAACCATATCAATATGGTCTAACCATTTGTTCCAAAGTTCACTTCCAACTAAATCTAATTCGTTTGCAGCACCAGGTTCTTTAACACCAGCAGGACCGTACGATACAGAACCAATAGGTCCGTTTGGATAAGCATTATTTTTTACATAATCAAATGTCTGACTATAGTAAGCGTCATCATCTATTAATTCTTTAGCAATACTCCACCCCAATTTACCAGCCTCTAAGTTTCCTCTATCACGATATGCAGTTAAACTTGAAAACATAGAAGGACCATCATCCGTATCCACACTCGCAATCTGACTACTTTCAAAAATACCACGATAAACCTCATATAGTTTTCTGAATTTATTAGTCATCATATTATACAAACCTTTATCGAAATATCCAAATGTTTTTTTGAAAAAGTTTTGTCTTTCTTTATCGTCTATGTTTGGATTACCTAACATATCTCTTGTTTTTGTACCACTTATGTTTCCAAATTGTGGAGCAGTAACAAAGTATCCATGTTCTTCAAATCCTCGTATATCACCTTTACTTTTTTTGTAGTCTTGATAGTAAGTTTTACCACCACCCTTTTTAGTTCCAGCTTTTAACCTACCAGCATCTTTCTGACCAAATGCGTATACAACTGCTGTGGTATCAGGATCAAATTTCTTAAGTAAGTTTGTAGCTACATAAGGTGTCTTCTCTTCGATAATACGATTCTTTGGGATACCCACCTTTACCATGTGACGAACCTTTTCCTTAAAGTTCATTGGATGTCTTGGTGGTTTCTTTATGTTAGATGTGGTTATGTAAGCTTCATCAACTTGTTTGGACAACCACTTATATGTAGCAAGATGACCTGAGTGAAATGGTTGAAATCTACCACCGAATACACCGATGGTTTTTTTGATTTTAGTTGGTTGTTCATTTACTTTCTTGTAACCACTACCATAAGGAACAGAAGTATGTCCTTTCTTTTTCATCTTTTTTATCTTAGAAAGTTTAGAACCACCTTTGATAGTTCCATCACTAGCAACAATACTACCAGCATCTTCAACAATAGGTTGAGTTATTTCTTCTACTAACTTCTTTAAACTCATATGTTTAGTTCCAATATTTGTCTCATACGGTCTTCAAAAGGTCTTGGTAAACTATCCTTATCATAATAACCCCAATCAGTATGTTCGTGGTCTAATGTAGGTTTTGGTTTACCACCCATATCTGCCTTATATATCTTACAAAGGCGATTATGTACGCCGTCTTTTATCGTACCTAAATATACTAACTCTTTAGGGTTAAAGTCAAGCATTGTTTCTTCTTTTAATTCACGAGCAGCACCTTGAGGAAAAGTTTCACCCTTCTCAACACCACCCATTGGTAATGACCAAAAGTTTGGATACTTACCTTGAGTCTCAGAGCGTTTTACACATAGAATCTGACCTTCAGATACTACAGCAACAGCACCAACTTTTCTTGGTGGTTTGTTAAAATCAACTTCTTTTAGTAAATCTTTTAGTTTTGGTATAGACATAGATATTCTCCTACATCTATAAATATATAAGTTTCAAAAGAACTAAAC